AGGCCGACAAGGACGGGAGGCTGGGGGTGCTGCCGTGCAAGGTGGGCCAGAGGGTGTTCGCCTTGTTGGACACGGATAAGCATATAAGCGAGTGCGAGGTCAAGCAGATTGGTATGGGCAATAAAATCGGCTTTATTGGCCTTGAACCAATAGGCGCCAGAGGGCGGGAGTATGGCGTAGCGCTAAACGGATTCGGCAAGACTGTATTCCTGACCCGCGAGGAGGCGGAGAAGGCGTTGGGAGAGGCGATGAAGGATGACTGAGTTAAAACCCTGCCCGTTTTGCGGATGCGACATGAAAATCGAAGCTGTAACGATCGATTATATCGAAACTGCTTTGCTCGTTGGGAATCCTTGGCATAAGGATGGGTGCATGATTGGCGCGATGGCGTCGCCGAGAAGCAAAGACGTTGACAAGCTGGTCAGATTTTGGAACAGGAGGACTGACAATGGCTGAATATAAAATCTGCTTTAGCGTGGCTGGGAAGTTCGGCGCTCAAATCAGTTTTGAGGCAAAACCCGGTGTATCCTATGAGGACCTTGCGGCGTCTATTAACAAGGAAAAGCTGGTCCGGTTGATGTGCCTCGACACCTTGGGCCACTCCGCAAAGGACATTGAGGTTATCACTCCAGAACAGTACAAAGCGGAATTTGGAGGGGATGAAGATGGCTGAATGCATTGACCGGGGAACGGCGATTGCCAAGTTGACCGCCTTAGAAGTAATCGAACCAAACGCCACGATGGCGGACGCAAGAAGGCTGCTTGCGGAAATTCCCGCCGCCGACGTGGCCCCTGTGCGGCATGCCGAATGGGTAGTCTGTGGTGATGGCGATAACGTTCCGTGGATGTGTAGCCATTGCGGCAAGACAACGGCTCACAAGTATAAGGTCATATATGGGAAATACTGTCCCAACTGAGGGGCGAAGATGGACGGAGGTGCTGACAATGAGGCTGATCGACGCTGATTTATTGGAAGACCAGTTTGGAGTATCCGATGCAGACCTTCTTGCACTGGACGAAATTCGACACGCTCCCACCGTAGATGCCGTGGTCGTGACGCGGTGTAAGGGGTGCGAACATGCCGAACGGTATGAGCGGACAGATGGAACCGCAGGCTATTACTGCGGACACCCGCAAAACACCTTCACCTATGGTGAGCGCTGGGATCGTGTATTCAAACCGGCAAAAGAGGCAGACGATTTTTGCAGCTACGGCGAGCGGAGGGACAAGCCATGAGCCGCATCATCATCGACATTGAAGACTACGGCGACAAGCTCGCCACCAAGGAGGCTGTAGCAATGGCACTTGAGCAGTTCGGCAAGGTGCGCGTCGTCCTCGTATCGGACGGGAGGGGGAAATGAGCCTGACGGCATCTGACCTTGCGCATCTCGGGCCTGCGGCACAAAAACAGGTGGTTGAAAAGGTACTTGCTCAGAAAACGGGCAAGTACCACAACCGCAAAACCGTGCGGCATGGCATCACGTTTGACAGCAAGCACGAAGCAGACCGCTATGATGAGCTGCGGATGCTTCTGAAAGCGGGGAAAATACACGACTTGAAGCTACAGCAGACGTACAAGCTTGTGGGGGCGCAGAGAACGCCAGCAGGAGCCGCTGTGAGGGCAGTTACATACATAGCCGACTTCGTGTATACCCGCGACGGGAAAACGATTGTAGAGGACGCAAAGGGCTTTAAGACAAAGGACTATATCATCAAGAAAAAACTGATGCTGGAGCGATTCGGTATTTGGGTGGAGGAAGTATAAATGGCAAATCAAAGCGAAACACTCTGCTGGACCTGTAAGAACGCCTGCGGGAAATGTCCTTGGTCGGAATGCGACAAGGAAACGCGGAAGCTGAAGTGGCAGCCGGTGGAGGGTTGGCGCGCGATCAGAACAAAGGTTTTGATGAATTCTTGCGGCGGCGCTCGCAGGCATTACGAAACAAGCTACATTGTCACGGCCTGTCCGCAGTACGAGGTGGGATGACATGAGCTGCTTTAACTGTCAGGAGCGGCACGTCGGCTGTCATTCGACCTGTGAGCGGTACGCTGCGTGGCTGCAAGAAAAGAAAGAGGCAAAAAGCAACGAAACGGCCAGCATAGCCGAAGAAAGCGCGATGATCAATTACATTCAGAGGTCAAAAGACCGATACAAACGGAGGGTGGGGAGAAAATGATCGAATTTCCCTATTGCGTCTATCCGGCGCTGAAAAAGGTTTTCTGTGAGCGGCAATACACGCGCCGCCAGCTTGCCGATGCGGTAGGCATTTCCAAAAGCAACATCTGGTGGTGGCTGTCGGGCAACAATCAGCACACCATCGACGTGATCAAAGGCATCCTCAGAGAGAGCGGCCTGACGTTTGAGGAAGCGTTTGGAGGTGCGGAATGAAAGTGGGCGACAAGGTGCGAGCGCAGTTTATGACGGTGCCGGAGGAGTTTCCGGGAAAAGCGCGCGGCGAAAAGCTGTACCCGCTCCGCACTGGCGTGGTGACGTACGTCCATCCGCAGCGGCGATATGTGACCGTGGCGATCATGGTAGACGGCAAGGAGATCAAAAAGAGTTTCCGACCAGAGGAGGTGCTGGCATGAAATGCGAGTTATACCATGACAATTTTCAAAATTTTAAGCGATACAATATTCCAAAAGCACAGCTTGTGATTGCGGACATCCCCTATAACATCGGCGTGGACGCCTATGCAAGCAATCCGATGTGGTACAACGGTGGAGACAATAAAAACGGAGAAAGTAAGCTTGCAAAGCAGAGCTTTTTCCACACGGACGGAACATTCAAAATTGCGGAGTATATGCACTTTTGTAACCGTATGCTGCGCAAGGAACCGAAGGAAAAGGGGCAGGCTCCGGCAATGATTGTGTTTTGCGCGTTTGAGCAGATGCAGACCGTGATCGAATACGGAAAGCGCTACGGGTTCATGAAAAGCTATCCCCTGTTTTTCTGTAAAAACTACTCTGCACAGGTGCTGAAAGCCAACATGAAAATAGTAGGTGCAACAGAATTCGCGGTTGTCCTTTATCGGGACAAACTGCCCAAATTCCGTAACGTTGGTTCGGATGGCGAGAGGCACATGGTATTTGATTGGTTTGCGTGGGAGAGGGACAAGCGCAGTCAATATCCAAAGGTGCATCCGACACAAAAGCCGATAGGCGTGCTGAAAAGACTGATTTCCGTATTCACAGACGAGGGCGACGTTGTGATCGATCCGTGCGCAGGAAGCGGCTCCACGCTTCGCGCGGCTTATGAGATGGGGCGTAACGCTTATGGCTTCGAGGTAGACAAGGGCTTTTATACGGCGGCAACCGAAAAGATGCTTGCGCCGCTTTTTGAAAAGCCGAAATTTGAGCAGATAAGAATGGAGGAGATGGCGTGAGAGAGCAGACGGTTGAATATCTCCGCCTATACTTTGAGTGCGGTTGGCGCATGAGCCAGATAGCAGAAAAGTTTGGGGTAAACAAATCAACCGTTTCAAGGTGCATTGCAAGAGCCGAAAAGAGAAAGTGTCCTTTTGCTTGCCATTGCGAAAATTGTCAGTTAAAGGAGTGCGCGATCAAAGACGAGTACGCACCATACGTCAACATTGAGCGTTTTTGCGAGTAGTTGCATAAAAAAAGGCAACATTTTCAAAGGATATATTAACATAGGAGACATGGATAGGGAGATTTCATGTCTCCTATGTTCTGTTTCCTCCTCCCTTGATAGCCCGCCCTTCGGGGCGGGCGGTTGAGGGCAAAAATGACAGGACTCCCCGCACCTCTCGACGATGTGTCCCAGGGGAGACATACGCAGATGTGGCGGAATAGGTAGACGCTGCAAGGGTATGTGACTTAAATAAGCGCAACGGAATGCTCACGTATTGGGGTTAAGTAGCTACCTCGGATCGCGCATAAAGCTTGTTGCGGACTGTTTAAGCATGTGAGGTGCAAATCCTCACCATCTGCACAAGAAGCCGGATCGCAACCGGATGATGTGAGAGTACGCAGAACGCCTCACAGAGAATGACAATGCCCGCTGAAAACTGCGCCAGAGTTTCGCAATCGAAGCCGATATGCGGCGTGTGACAATCTAAGCGGGAACTGCATATATGCGGCGTGCAGAAGCAGAAGCGGAAGTAATGGCTATAGGCAACATTGCGGACGTGTGGCGGCTCGATACCGCCTCGCCGCTCCAAGCGGTTTAGTTGGAAGATCTATTCTGAGCATCAAGTGTATGCCCTTCGGGGCGGGTAAAGTCTGCTATGTAAGGCCAAGGGGCGGGGGCTGGTAGCAAAACGAAAGGGAGTGAGCGTATGGCTGGCGGAGCGCCAAGAAAATGGAAAAGCGTAAGCGCGATGCAGAAAGCTATTGACGTTTACTTCAAAAAGTGCGAAGGCGAACCGTTTATTGGAGATGACGGTTGCGCTGTGCGAGATAAGTACGGGGTGCCAATCATCATCAACGCAAAGCCGCCGACAATCACAGGGCTTGCATTGGCGCTTGGGTTCACGGGAAGACAAGCACTGCTGGACTATCAAGCAAGGCCAGAGTTTGCGGACACGGTTACGCGCGCGAAGTCCCGCTGCGAGGAATACGCCGAATCTCGGCTCTACGACAAAGACGGTGCGAACGGCGCAAAATTCTCGCTTGGCTGCAATTTTGGGTGGAATTCCGAGAACGAAAAAAGCGGCGACCCTGCGGCGTTGGCAGCTTTGCTTACTGCGTTAAAGGGCGAGAACAATGCAAATTAAAACGCTATCCGCAAAGCAGCGCAAAATAATGGAGTTTATCAGCTCCGATGATATGGCGCTGATTTGTGACGGCTCCGTCCGTTCCGGAAAGACGACGGTCATGTCGATGGCGTTTGTGCTGTGGGCGATGCAGAACTACGACCGCACGAATTTCGCTATTTGCGGGAAGACGGTGCAGGCGGCAGAGCGAAATATCTTAAAACCGTTGATGGAAATTGACGGGCTGGGTGTTGCGCTGTCCATGCATTACAAGGTTTCCACGAGAATTTTAACCGTTCGGTGCGGGGATAGAAAAAATTGGTTTTGCCTATTCGGCGGTAAGGATGAAAGCTCGTATATGCTCATACAAGGCATTACGCTTGCCGGGGTTCTATTCGATGAAGTGGCACTTATGCCGCGTTCGTTTGTAGAGCAAGCGCTTTCCCGTGCGATTTCATTTGAGCATCCGAAGTATTTTTTTAACTGCAACCCCGAATCACCGCAGCATTGGTTTTACAAAGAGTGGATTGAAAACGAACGGGAGAATACGCAGCACATTCACTTCCTATTGGAAGATAACCCAATTCTCACACCGCAGATGATCGAGAGGACAAAGGCCATGTATAGCGGCGTGTTCTACGACCGATACATTCGCGGACTGTGGGTGGTGGCAGAGGGGCTGATCTATCCCATGTTTGACGAGAGCTGCATTGTGGACGAGCTGCCGGGAAAGGGCGAATACTATGTGTCCTGCGACTATGGAACACTTAACCCGTTTTCCGCGGGACTATGGCGCTGGGACGGTAAGACGGCTACGCGCGTCCGCGAGTATTACTATTCCGGTCGCGAGAGCCAAAAGAACAAGACGGACGAGGAATACGCCGACGAAATTGAAAAGCTCATCGGCGAGGCGGATGTCAAAAGCATCATCGTTGACCCGTCTGCCGCCTCGTTTATCGAGGTCTTGCGACGGCGTGGTTATATGGTGCGAAAGGCCAACAACGACGTAACCAACGGCATTATGACTACGGCGAGATTTTTGCAAGACGGTATTCTCAAGGTGCATCGCGGTTGCAAAGACTGCATTCGGGAGTTTGGACTGTATCGGTGGGACGAAAAATCCGCCGATGACAGGCCGATCAAGGAAAACGACCACGCGATGGATGAAACGCGGTATTTCGCTTATACGGTCCTGAAGAACAAGGCGTATCGGCGCGAGTATACACCCATTTGGAACAGATAGGACGGTGAGCGGCTATCAAAACATATAACGACCTCGTGGCGGTCGGTGAAAACGAGCAGGCGCGCATTGAGTTTGTCCGCAGCACGATCAATGAGCACCGCGAGAGCACAGCGTATAAAACGGCGGTGGATGCGGAGGAATACTATAACGGTCTAAATCCAACAATCAACCGCTACGAGAAGATCATCTATGATATGCAGGGACGTTCCCACACGGATATGTGGACGGCAAACCACAAGCTGGCCAGCCGCTTTTTCGGTCTGGCGGTGGATCAAGAGGTCTCGTATCTGCTGGGAAACGGCGTGACCTTTGCGGAGAAGGAAACGCCGAACAAGCTATGCCCAGACTTCGACCAAAAAGTTATGGACGCGGCGCGTGAGGCGAAAATCGCGGGTGTGTCATTCGGCTTTTGGGATTTGACGCATTTGCGGGTGTTCTCTCTGCTTGAGTTTGTTCCCCTCTATGATGAGGAGGACGGCGCGATGAAAGCCGGTATTCGGTTTTGGCAGGTGGCACAGGATAAGCCGCTGAGAGCGACGCTGTATGAGATCGACGGCTTTACCGAGTATTTCCAGCCGAAGAACAAAGATATGAGCGTATTGCAGGAAAAGCGCAGCTACAAGCTCGTTATCCGCAAGGCCGAAGTCGGCGGGACAGAGATTTACGACGGCGGGAACTATCCGAGTTTTCCCATCGTCCCGCTGAAAAATAACAAGCGGTGTCTCTCCGAGATCGTCGGCAAGCGCAACACCATTGACGCGCTGGATCTTGCGTCCTCTAACATGGTCAACAACGTGGATGAGGGCAATCTGATTTATTGGGTGCTGTCCAACTGCAACGGCATGGACGATCTCGACGATGCAAAATTTGTGGAGCGCTTGAAAACCACCCATGTCGCCCACGCCAACGGCGACGACGGCGCAAAGGTGGAGAGCAAGACCATCGAGGCGCCGTATGAGGGCACGAGCAGCACCATTGATATGCTCAAGAAGAAGCTGTACGAAGATTTTCAGTGCTTTGACGCTGCGGCGGTATCTGCCGGCAACCAGACGGCGACCGCAATCAAGGCCAGCTATGCGCCGCTGGATTTGAAGACGGACAAGTTTGAATCCGAGGTCACGAGGTTTATCGTGGAAATTCTTCGTTTGGCAGGCATTGAGGACCAGCCGAGCTACACGCGCAATCAGATCATCAACAAAAGCGAGGAAACGCAGAACATTCTTTTGGGCGCGGCGTATTACGATGATGAATACATCACAAAGAAGCTGCTGACCATCAACGGCGACATTGACCAGTACGAGGACATGGCGAAACGCAAGGCAGCAGAAGAGATTGACCGAAGCTTTGCAGAACCGGGCGCGCCGGGGGTGAGCGGCGATGGCGAACAGTGACCTCGGCCACAAACTGACCGACAAGGAGCTTGCAAAGCTGGAACGGCGCATCGCGAAGCTGTACCGTGAGGCTGGGGAAAAGCTGCAAGTTACCATAGACGCATACTTTGAGCAATTCAAAAAGCGCGACGAGGAAATGAAGGCTCTGATCGGCACCGTACAGAACGGTAAGGAATGGACGGAGGCCGACTATAAGCAATGGCGTTTGAACCAGATCGGGCGCGGGGAACGCTATCAGGCCATGCGTGACAAGGTGGCCAACCGTGTCACCGATGCAAACGCTGTGGCGGTGTCTTACACCAACGATGCAACGCCGGGTATCTATTCCCTTAACCGCAACTATTCGGCCTATACCATCGAGCAGGTCGCGGGAAACGTCGGCTTTGACCTGTGGGACGAGCAGACGGTAAAGCGGCTTATGGTAGAGCAACCTGATTTAATGCCATATTACCCGCCGAAACGCGCCTTAAAGCGTGGTATCGACCTCGCATATGGTAAGAAGCAGATCACGGCAAGTGTGACAAGCTCTATCTTGCAAGGCAAAAGCATCAAGCACATGGCGGATGACCTGCAAAAGCGAATCACCACCATGAGCCGCGATTCCGCAATTCGTACCGCCAGAACCGCCGTGACCGGCGCGCAGAACGCCGGACGCATGGACAGCTACGCGGCGGCGGAGAAGATGGGGATAAAGCTCAAAAAAGAATGGTTTGCTACGCTAGACGCGCGTACACGCCACTCTCACGCCATGTTGGACGGCGAACAAGTGGCGCAGGACAAGAAGTTTTCTAACGGTTGTCGCTTTCCCGGCGACCCACAAGGGCCACCGTGGGAGATATATAACTGCCGCTGTACGCTGGTTGCCGCCGTGGAGGGCGTAGATACCTCTACTGCGCAAAGACGCGCCAGAAACGCCGCTACGGGGCAAACAGAGGTTATTTCGAATATGACCTATGCGGAATGGGAGCGGCAGAAACGCGGAGAGGGGTATTTGCAGCGATGAGCGTTACAATTCAAGACCACAGCGCGGAGGTTTCCGCCGAGATCAAGGCGGCGATTCTGCGGGGGCTGGAAAAGTGCGGGCTTGTGGCAGAGGGATATGCGAAAAAGCTGTGTCCGGTGGATACCGGCAACCTGCGGAACAGCATCACCCATGTGGTAGACGAGAAGGAACCGGCGGCAATCATCGGCACGGATTCCGAGTACGGCGCGTATGTGGAATTAGGCACCGGCATTTACGCCGAAGGCGGAGGCGGACGGCCTACGCCGTGGGTGTATCAGGACGCAAAGGGCAACTGGCATTACACGCGCGGCAACAAAGCACAGCCGTTTTTGAAACCTGCTGCCGCCGATCATGCGGGACAGTATCGGGACATTCTGGAAAGCGAGCTAAAAAATGGATGACTTTAACGAAGTGATGATTAAGGCTCAACAGGCCGCAGAAGCATTGCATAATGCAATCGCCAGCGTGTTAGACGCTTGGATTCAAACCGTTTCCGAGACTCTTGATGCGATAGCGGATGTGATTGAAAAAATAAAAAGTTGCCTTGTATACGGCAATAAACCAAAATGGCGTATACCGCATCCCCAGAAAATCCGCCCGCTGTTGCTTGATAAAAGGAGCAAGGTGCACAGATGCAGGAACTGTTGTTAAGTGAAAAGACCATCAAGACAATTGAAGCCATCATCAAGCGCGGCAACGATGCTGAAATACGCCGAAAAGGCGACGGGTACATTGTCTTAGAAGTCAAGAAAACAATCAAATACAGCACTCAAACATAAAAGAAACCGCCCCGGTTAAGGGGCGGGGAAATCATTGTTTTTTCTGTCTTGAATGTCCGTTTAAGTTAAAACCCGAGTTTCGTTTGACGATTGATCTCGTAAGCAACTCCTGCATCATAAGCCTTAATAAGTGGCAAAAGTCCGTTTTCTACTTCTTCCATGAGACCGTACATCGCGTTACTTTTGCAAGCGGGAACAATTTTCCTTTGCTCGTGTGCCTCCTTGATGCCAATTTCATAAGCTTTTATTTCAATAGCGTTCATGTCAATTTCCTTTCCGGCTTTTGCCTGTCACATTTGTTCCTTGTGAGTATATGATAATATAAGTTTACTTATATTTCAAGATGGGATATTCAACAATAAATTGCAGATTGGATTGTTGAAAATGTATAAGTTGACTTATTGATTGGAATGTGATACCATGTTGCAAAAGGAGGTTTGCAGCATGGCAACAGAGGCGCAGATAAGGGCAAGCACGAAGTACAACCGAAAACAGGACACCATAACGGTGCGGGTGGATAAAGAAATCGGCAAAAAAATACGCGATGCCGCAGAACGGCAAGGCGTAAGTGTGAAAGAGTTTATTCTTGCGGCGGTAATGCCGCACATCGACGATAAGTAAATAACATCTTCCGCGTAATTGGGCGCGGGAAAGGGCAATAGGAGCCAGCTACCGAGTTTTTCTCGGTGGTTGGCTCTTTTGTTTTAGGTAAAACCCGCGAGGTACAGCGGTTTTTATACAACGTTCGCCCCCGAAGAATTGGGGCCAAGGAAAAGGAGAACGAATAACATGGCGAAATTTACGAGAGCGGAAATCAGAAATATTCTCGGCGAGGCCTGCACCGAAGAGATCGAAAATCGCTTGGTTGCGCTGCATCTGGACGTGGTCGACCCCCTCAAGGACGATCTCACGAAGTACAAGGCGGACGCGGAGAAGCTGCCCGGAGTTCAGAAGGAATTGGACGACCTCAAGGCAGCGGGTGACGGCGGCTATAAGGAGAAGTACGAGAAGGAACACTCGGCCTTTGAAGCCTTTAAGACCGACATCACGGCAAAGGAGAGCAAGGCGGCAAAGGAAAAGGCTGTCCGGGCTTACTTTGAGAGCAAAAACATCACCGGCGCGAATCTCGACCTTGCGATGCGCGGCTGCGGCGAGGAAATGGCCGCATTGGAGCTGGACGGCGAGAAGATCAAGGACACCACGAGCCTTGATGCACTCGTAGACGGCACCTACAAGGGGCTTGTCTCCACCACGCAGACAAAGGGCGCGAATCCCGCCACTCCCCCGGCGAATACCGGCGGCGGCGCAATGACCAAAGATCAGATCATGGAGATCAAAGACAGAGCGGAGCGCCGCGCGGCAATCGCTGCAAACATCAATCTTTTTGAAAATAAGAACGGAGGCTAATTATGGCTGCTGAAACCAATCTGATCAAGAAAAATGACCTCGCCCGCGTGCGCGAGATCGAATTTACCGAAATGTTCGGTTACTCCATCAAGAAGCTGATGGAGGCCCTTGGTGTGACCCGCAAGATCGCCAAGCAGGCCGGTACTGTGCTCAAGAGCTACAAGGCGACCGGCACGCTCCGGTGCCGG